GGTGAGATGGGTAGCCCGTGGTAATGTATCATAGCGTCATTGCCCAGGCATCCACCTGCTCCTTCGTCCAGAGGCAGGCGTACCGCTGCCCCATGCGTTCCATCTCCTGCGCGAACAGCCTCTGGAGCGGTTCCAGCCGGCCGCCCTTCGTCTTCAGCTCGACGAACCAAGTCTGCCCGCTAGGCAGGCAGACGATCCGGTCGGCCACGCCGCGGTGGGTGACCGACCGAAACTTGTAGGCGACGCCGCCCAACCGGGTGACATGCCAGACCAGATGGCGTTCAATCTCGCTCTCGCGCATGTCCGACGGATAGCACCACAGAACCTCTTGCACAACAGGTTCTGTTGTCATAGGATGCGGGCAAGCGAGGTTCAGTAGAGGGCGAGATGGCAGCACACTCCAACATCGTCGGCGGTTCAACCGCCAAGCGGGTCATGCGGTGCCCCGGCTCCGTCAAGCTGGTGCAGCAGATGCCGCCCCGCCCCTCCTCCCGCTACGCTGACGAGGGCACCCTCTGCCACTCCATCATGGAGGGCGTGCTGGCCAACGACCTCAAGCCGGAAGACTACCTGGGCGACACCTTCGGCAGCGCGACGGTGACGCAGGAGCTGATCGACACCAAGATCCGCCCGGCCTTGGCGGCTCTGGGCGAGATCGACCCGAACTTCGACATGACCTACGAGTGCGAGGCCGTCGTCGGCTTCGGTGACGCGCTGCCCGGCGTCTTCGGTTCGGCCGATCTGGTCGGCCGCATTGGCGACACGGCCATCGTGCTGGACTGGAAGTTCGGGGACGGCGTGGACGTCGCGGTCGAGGAAAACCCGCAGGCGATGTTCTACGCCGCTGCGGCGATGCGGACGCCGAAGGTCGCCTGGGCCTTCAAGGGCGTCACCAGCATTGAGTGCATCATCGTCCAGCCGACAGCGGCCGTGCCGGTGAAGTGCTGGCGTACGACGCCCAACCGCATCCGCGACTTTGAACGGCAGTTGTTCGCCGCCGTGAAAGAGGCGCTGGGGCCGGAGCCGTCCATGGAGACGGGCGACCATTGCCGCTGGTGCGCCGCCAAGCCGGTCTGCCCGCTGCTGACGGGCGCCGTGGACCGGGCGCTGAAGACCAGCCTCCAGAACATCGACGCCGCCCGGCTGGGCGAGATGCTGGAACAGGCGCCGCTGATTGAGGAGTACCTTGCCAGCGTGCGGGCGCTGGCGCAGCAACTTCTGGAGAACGGCGAGCCGGTGCCCGGCTTCAAGCTGGTGCAGAAGCGCGCGACCCGCCAATGGGTTGACGTGGACGAGGCGCAGGCGGCGCTCGTGGCGCTCGTCCTTAAGGAAGCGGGGCTTGGTTTTGAGGACACGGAATTGATGGAGACGAAGCTGGTCAGCCCGGCGCAGGCCGAGAAGGCGCTGAAGAAGCGCAAGATCGAACTGCCGGACGAACTGGTCGTCGCCGTCTCGTCAGGCACCACGCTGGCCCCGGAGAGCGATCCCCGGCCTCCCGTGTTGCAGATCGGCCGCCAGTTGGCGGCTGCTCTTGGTAAGATCGTCTAAACGCGAAAGGACAGTACAATGAACGAAGTCACGAAGTTCGGTAACGCCAACCTGCCGTCCGTGCAGTCGCTCTCGCAGTCCCTGCGGGCGCTCAACACGGGCACCACGCTCGGCAACACCGTCATCCTCAAGATGGACAAGACCGGCCACTGGGTCTTCGGCGCCGACCAGACTGAGGTCGAGGCCGACAGCCTGTGGGCCATCAACCCGTTCAGCTTCACCCACGGCTACATCGCTTGGGGTGACGGCGAAGTGCTGGGCGAGAAGATGGTGTCGGTGCAGCAGCCGCTGCCCGAGCTGGAGCCGGCGCCGCCGCAGTCGAAGCGGGGCTGGGAGCCGCAGGTCGGCATGTCGCTGAAGTGCGTCAACGGCGAGGACAAGGACATGGAAGCCCGCTTCTCGACGACCTCGGTCGGCGGCAAGCGCGCCGTGCAGGTGCTGGCGCTCGCCATCGCCACGCAGGTGGAGAAGGACCAGTCCAAGCCGGTGCCGGTGGTGCGGCTGAAGAAGGAACACTACACCCACAAGAGCTACGGCCGCATCTACACGCCCGTGTTCGAAGTGGTGGAGTGGGTCAGCCTCGACGGCCCTGACGCGGAGGTCCCTGCCCAGGAGCCCGCCGCCGAGGAGCCGGCCCCGGAGGCGGGCCGCCGTCGTCGTCGCACGGCCTGAGAAGGATCGGCCCCTGGCGCAAGCTGGGGGCCGAAATTTTGGGGGGATCACAGATGAAGCACGTCGTGGGCTTGAGCGGCGGTAAGGACTCTACGGCCTTAGCGCTACGGCTGGCCGAGATAGAACCACGGGACTACGAATACATCTGCAACGAGACGGGCAACGAACTGCCCGCGATGCAGGACCACTGGAAGAAGTTGGAAGACCTGCTGGGGAAGCCAATCCTTCGGGTCCGCTACACGAAGGATCTGGAGGGCACCATCCGCCAGATGAACATGCTGCCCAGCGTGTTCGCGCGGTGGTGTACCCGCGTGCTGAAGATCCAGCCGACCATCGCCTACATGGAGAAGCTGCCGCCCGGTTCCGTTCTGTACGTCGGCCTCCGCGCCGACGAGGAGGAACGGAAGGGGCTGTACGGCGAGGACATCACCATCCGCTTCCCCATGCGGGAGTGGGGCTGGAGAGAGGCCGATGTGTGGGCCTACCTCGACAAGCGCGGCGTCTGCATACCGAAGCGGACGGACTGCGCTTGGTGCCCGTACCAGCGCCTCGGTGAGTGGCGCGATCTGCACCAGAACTACCCCGACCTGTGGGCGCAGGGCGTCGCGCTGGAGAAGGAGATGGGTGCGACGTTCCGCAGCCCCGGCCGCGACACTTGGCCAGCAGACCTAGAGGCCCTTGGCCGTGAGTTTGCCAGCGGCCGTAAGCTGCGCGCGTTCAAGCGAGGCGAAACCTGCCGCGTCTGCTCGCTATGACGGCGTATTACAACGAGATCGAGCCCTTCGCGGCCCAATGGCTTCGCAACCTCATTGCGGCTGGCCACATCGCAGACGGAGTTGTGGATGAGCGGTCTATTCGGGACGTGGCTCCAGCGGACGTCGCAGGGTTCACTCAGGCCCATTTTTTCGCTGGTATCGGCGTCTGGTCCCACGCCCTGCGCTCCGCTGGCTGGGACGACAGCCGCCCCGTCTGGACCGGATCCTGCCCCTGCCAGCCCTTCAGCGCCGCCGGTCGAGGGCGGGGTACCGCCGACGAGCGGCACCTGTGGCCAGAGTTCCACCGCCTCATCGCGGAGTGCCAGCCTCCAGTCGTCCTTGGAGAGCAGGTTGCGAGCGCGCTTGGCCGAGACTGGCTCGACGCTGTTCGGACTGACTTGGAAGCCGTGGGATACGCAGTCGGGGCGGCCGATCTTGGCGCGGCGAGCGTCGGCGCTCCGCACATCCGCCAGCGCCTATGGTGGGTGGCCGACGCCGCGCCTAGAGGACGGCGAGAGCAGCGGGATGCGCTGGGGGCGCGGCAAGGCCGACACGCTGACGGCGGTGGCGACGCATCTGGCGGGCTGGCCGACGCCGGAAGCCAGCAGCGGGACGGGGGGTCGGGTCAGCAGCGATCCTTTGTCGCGGGTTCGCCCAAGCGGCACGAAGAAGGCACTGAACCCCGACGAAGCGGCGCAACTGGCGGGCTGGCCGACGCCAGCCGCGCGCGACCACAAGGGGGCGCTGAACCCTGGAAACGAATACACGCACAACGCCCGACCGCTGAACGAAATGGCGGTGCTGGCGGGGTGGAGTACGCCGCTGGCTGCGGACGGGGACAAGACGGATTGCACGCTGGAGGCGGTGGAGCGCCGGGCGGCGAAGAACGGGTTCTTGAGCGCGGCGATGCAGGCCCGATTGGCGACGCCGGCCCGCTACACGGCTTCTGGCGAGATGCTGACTGGCTCCTCTGCCGGGATGGAAAGTGGCGGCCAGTTGAACCCGGCACATTCCCGCTGGCTCATGGGGCTCCCGCCCGCGTGGGACGCCTGCGCGCCTACGGCAACGCGATTGTCGCGCCGCTCGCCGCGGAGTTCATCGCAGCCGTGATGGACTGCCAGCCGTGATCTTGTGGATAGATTTCGAGACGCGCAGCCGCTGCGACCTGACGAGCGCGGGCGCGTACAACTACGCCCAAGACCCCAGCACCGAGGTGCTGTGCATGTCCTACGCCTTCGGTGACGAGGAGGTCACGACTTGGCTGCCCGGCCAGCCCTTCCCCGACCGGGTGGCGCAGCACCAGGGCCAGATCCGCGCCCACAACGCCGCCTTTGAGCGGATGATCTTCTGGTACGTCCTGGCCCCCGACCAAGGCTTCCGCGAGCCCGCGCTGGAGCAGTTCTACTGCACAGCCGCGCAGGCCCGCGCCAACTGCGGCCCCGGTAGCCTGGAGGACGTGGGCCGCTTCGCTGGCGCGTCCATGAAGAAGGATCACCGCGGCGCCCAACTGATCCGCGCGCTGTCCATCCCCCGCCCCGACGGCACCTTCCGCGAGGACGCGGCGCTCCTGGCCGAGATGGTGGCCTACTGCGAAACCGATGTCCGGGCGATGCGCGCCGTCAGCAAGGCGATGCGCGACCTGTCGGACGAGGAACTGCTGGACTACCACGTCAACGAGCGGATCAACGACCGGGGCGTCCTGGTGGACACGGCGCTCTGCCAAGCCGCCGTGCGCTACGCTGGCGAAGAACTGGTCGAGATCGAGCAGACCGTCCGCGAGGTGACGGCGGGCGCCATCACCAGCGTCCGCAGCCCGAAGATGCGGGCGTGGGTCGAACACCGGGTCGGGCCGCAGGCCCGCAAGCTGATGGTCGTCCACAAGGACGGCGAAGCCAAGGTGTCTATCGACAAGAACGTCCGGGCGAACCTGCTGGTCCTGGCCGCCGAGAACCCGGAAGAAGTGCCGCCCGACGTGGCCGAGGTCATCCAATGCGCGGATGACCTCTGGGCCTCCAGCGTGGCGAAGTTCAACCGGCTGGCCGAACTGGCCGACGCCGAGGACCAGCGGGTGCGCGGCGCCTTCGTCTTTGCCGGCGGCGCCGCGACAGGCCGCGCGTCCAGCTACGGCGCCCAGGTCCACAACTTCCCCCGCAAGTGCGCCGCCGCGCCGGATGACGTTCGCCAGGCGATGGTGCGGGGGCACCAGATCGTCCCGGCCTACGGCAAGCGGGTGACGGACGTGCTGAAGGGAATGCTGCGCCCGGCGCTGCTGCCCGCCCCCGGCAAGGTTCTGATCGCCGCCGACTGGTCGGCCATCGAGGCGCGGGTTCTGCCGTGGTTGAGCGCGGCGCCCTCCGCCGAAATAACCCTTGACGTCTTCCGCAGCGGCAAGGACATCTACGTCAGCACCGCCGCCGCCATGTTCAGCAAGGCCGAAAGCGACGTCACCAAATACGACCGAATGCTGGGGAAAGTTTCCGTTCTCGCGTGCGGCTTTGCTGGCGGCGTCGGCGCCTTCGCGGCCATGGGCCGCATCTACGGCGTTGATATGTCTGAGAGAAGCGCCAGAGTGATAGTGGACGCCTGGCGGCGGGCGAACTCCTGGTCGGTGCCGTTCTGGCAGGGGCTGGAGGAGGCGTACACGCGGGCGATGCGGAACCGCGGGCATGAGTTCACCGCCGGACGCATCACGTATTTGTTCGACGGCCAGCATCTTTGGTATGCTCTGCCTTCCGGCCGCGTCCTCTGCTATCCCTTCGCGCGGCTTGAGCCCGAGGGCGTCACCTATGCGAAAGCCTCCTGGAAGCCCGCCGCAGACGCGAAAGAGTGGCCCCGCGCGCGGCTCTGGAAGGGGCTTGCGTGCGAGAACGTGACTCAGGCCACCGCGCATGATCTGCTTCGTCATACCCTGCGCCAGCTAGAGGCCGAAGGTCACGACGTCGTGCTGCACGTCCATGACGAGGTGGTGGTCGAGACGAGCGACCCAGAGGCGGCGCAGGCCGCCATGCAGCGCATCATGTGTTCACCACCAGCCTGGGCGGCAGGGATACCGCTCAACATCGAGGCTGCGGTGATGACCAGGTATGGCAAGTAAGGGGGAGAAGATGGACTTCGTAGAGTTCCTGCAAGGGCTCGCGCCCAAGGGTGAGACGCTGTTGGTGGTGCGGCAGAAGGCGGTCATGCGGGAC